AATAAAAACTCTTTATGTGGCATTGTATTTATATTATAGAATTCATTTGGGTCAATTTTATAGGTCACTATAGGTTGTTCCCCTGTAAATTCACTTGCTTCGTTTATTTTTCTTCCTATGTAATTCATTACAGGAACAGCCATTGATTTACCAAAACTTCTATATTTGCTATTATCATTTGCTGGTTTATTGAGATGAATTATATCGAGGTAATTTTCAGGAAATCCTTGCAGTCTAGCATATTCAATGGGAGTCAATTTTCTTACTACAGTAGATGTTGGGTTTATGATTGCAACACAATGTCTATCTGCGCCAGTGAGAGTATAACAAACTCCAGAATCATCGAAACCTGTTCCATTACCGCCGTTTTCTGGCTGTCTGCCAATCGTATTTCCTACCAATGAATAAACATACTCTTTAGTAAATGGAGTAGGTGCTATCTTACACCCAACAGTTAATGCATATTTTAATGGTGCTGGTAATATTTTATTTCTAGTCTCTGCTCGGTGGATTAGAGCCTCGCAAACTTCTTTTTTCAAGTAATATCGGGGGTCTATTGAACCAGTCTCCAAAATCTGCGACAACAAACAAACGCTTGCGTCTTTGCGCCAGTCCGAACCATTGAGCGTCCAAAACGCTCCATTCGATAAATGCTTTATCCCCAATCGCTGCTCCCTCGCTTCCCCAACCGTGTTCAGGGACTTCAACGTGCTGTAGTCCTGCCATTTCTGCAACCACAGCAGCAAAGTCCTTGCCCTCGGTTGAGCTAAATGCTCCGGGTACGTTTTCCCATAATGCAAATCTGCATCCATTGTGTTTTCTAGCCCATTCAATTATTTTTATTCCATGAAAAAACAAACTACTTCCAGTTCCCTCTGTAAATCCTTCTCTTTTACCTGCAACCGATAACGCTTGACAAGGGGAACCAAATACAACTAGGTCAAATTGACCTAGTGATTTAATTTGTTCTTCAGTTATTTTTGTTATGTCACCTAAGTTTGGTATTGTTGGATAATGATAATCTAATACTGAGCATTGAAATGGTGATATTTCAGATAATGCGACACAATCCCAATCAAGTGATTCCCATGCAGTGCTTGCTGCTTCTATACCAGAAAATAATGACAAATATCTCATTCTAATCCTTGATCACTACTATTCCGACAAAATTTAAACTCTTCCAGAAAATCTCAACTTTACCGATATCAGATAACTCAGTTATAAGTTCATTTAAAGTTTTTAATCGTAGGCTTCGACGTAATTGTCTTTGTTTTAATAATATTTCATTGTCATTAAAACTCATACCCTTAAACTCATAATAAATGGAATCCATTGCTGATTGCATTATTGCGGTTTCGCTGTGTATCTTCTCACAACAAATAAAAGCACCCCCTTTATTCAATCCTTTCTTTACTAGATTGATAGTTTGTTCTCGTTTTTTTGGAGATAAAAATTGAAGTGTGAATAAAGATAAAATCAAAGAAGAATTAAAGATATCAGTATCAACAATATCCATTTTAAAAAACTCTAGATTTTCCAAACTTTTATGGGGAATAAGATCAGATTCATCGATGCCAATAAAATTTGAATTTGGATATTGAGGAGCAAGAATACTTAAAGTTTTTCCTGTCGAACAACCAATATCTACAACGTTAGTACTGTCGTTAATGAAATAAGAAGCAAACTTTATTACCTGATCGTGCATTGTGTCATAGTTTTGTATCGATGATTCTATATGTGCATCAAAATTCTTTACTGTATTAAAATTAAACTTGTCGCTCATAATCCAATAATCTTTCACCTATCCATGTAACTGCTGGTACAGTCATTCCGTTATACATAAATTTTTCCGTCTCACTCCCATTTGGGAACCAATCATCGGGAAATCCTTGAAGTCTTAATCTTTCTAAAGGTGTTACTCGTCGCAACACTCCATTTTGCAACACAATATCAGTAAAATCTTTATAGTCGCGCTTTGTTAAAGTAGAACTTACACCTGCACAAGCAAACTCGTTACTGCGCTGTCTAGTAAAGTAGGCAAAGGTGTGTCTGTCTCCTTCGCTCTCCTTGAAATTCCATTTAATGCTTTGTTTGAAAGATTCCACTTTTGATCTACACTCTTTTCGATCACGTTCTGCAAGCTGGAATATATCGGAATTATAGGGGATTCCATCCCTGACTCCGAGAATATAAACCCTACGTCTCCGTTGCGGGACTCCTGTGTATTGGCTGTCAATGACCGTCCAAGTCGCATCGTACCCGATTTGGGCAAGGTCGTGGAGTACTTTTTCAAGTCCTCTGCCAAGCAAACCGAAGACATTTTCAATGATGCAGTATCGGGGTCTAATAACCCCAATTGCACGAAAATATTCATTCCATAATCCACTTCTTTTTCCATAAATCCCATCTCCAGTTTTACTTGCTATACTTATGTCTGTGCATGGAAACCCACCACATATTACATCTGCTTCTACAGTAGAAAAATCAATCTTCGTTACGTCACCTAGATTGACTACATTCGGAAAATTTTTCTGTAGTGTTTTTTTCGGAAATTCATCTATTTCAGAAAAAGCGATTGTTTCAAAACCCCCCGTTTTTTCCAAGCCCAAACTGAATCCACCAATACCAGAAAATAAATCTAACACCTTTAGCTTTTTCAATTAAATTTTTCCTCTAAATAAAAATCCAAATTATATTGAACCCAAGGTTTTAATACTTCTGGATTTAGTGATAAAACTTTTTGTTTCAGATAACCATCTGCATATTTTTCTTTCATCCAACGCATAAACCAACCCAATTCCTTATCAGTCAAACCAGTCCATTCCCTAACTAGGTCGCCATTATACACACGTTTAAACAAAATTTCTTCTTCGTAATCTTTAGAAATTTGGTCATACGCATGTTTAAATCCTGGAATTACATCAAATAAATAAGGCAAATAAATTGACTTGTCTTTTTTGTTATGCAGTAAAGTCTCAGGATAATCTATTTTTTCTGGATTGATATATTCTAAGAATTGAGTGTATGTTTTGCGTTTTCGATCACGAGTACGCGATACATTATTTCTATTTTGCAATAAGAATATTTCTTTATTATAAAACTTACTGGACATAACAAATTTAAAAATATCTTCTAAATCATCAAATCCTTCTTCGTACTTATCATATGACAAGTCAAGTACATGTAAGATAGTCTTCCATGATTTTGATAATATAACATTTGTATATTGGTATGTTTCTATGCGCCAATTATAAGAAAGTCCATCGTGACCAAGTTTTAAACCTATTGAATGAGCTAAACGACCACATAAATTTCCAAGATCGTTGTATGCAAAGTAATTATATGAAGTTTCATATTCAGATGGTTTTGTTCCAATTAAATCAATTTGAAAATTTTTATATTCAAATGACAATACATTACCATTTTTAACATGATCTTTTGAATGAAATTCATCTAGTATTAATTTAACGTAGGTATCTGGCAAATTGCTTGCTTCGATAATGATATCCATATCACCAAATGATTCTTTGTTTTTATACGATTTAATTACATCGTGTCTAATAAAAGGAAATAAAGAATCTAACTTTGTAGAAACCTCTTTACATAAATCCATATACTCTTGTTTTTCGTAACGTCTTGTTTCTGCATTACGTAAAGCGTTTCCACCCATATTATTCTCCTAATTAAACATCTCAAACAAAGACTCTTTTTTAATATAAGTCTCAATGGTCGGTTCATTCATTTTACTTGTTACCGCAATTCTATTTTTTGCTATTTCAAAATACTCGTCGTCTTTTTCTATTCCTACGAATCTACGACCTGTATTTATACATGATACACCTGTAGTGCCACTACCCATAAACATATCACACACTAAATCATTCTCGTTGCTATGTATAGCAATAAGTGCTTCCATTAACCATTCTGGTTTTTGTGTTGTATGATTTGTTCGTTCAGAAAGTGGTGTTAAACCACCAGTAAATACAGGACGTTGATAATCTGGGTGTTGGCGATTAAAAGTCCATTTAGCGTCTTTATTAGTACACCAAACAGCAACTTCATAATCGGTTACATATCGTCTGTCTCTGTTTCTTGGCATTGGATTAGTCTTTTCCCACCTAATCATATCTTTGATCACTAGACCTAATGATTCACAATGCCTAGCAATATCCCCTAGATTTTTCCAGTCATTGAATATAATTACGCTACCATCTGGGTGTAATATTCTCGGTATATGGTTGATATAAGAAAAAAGATCAAATCCTTTATCCCATTCACCAAAATCAATACCAGTCCTGCCCATTGTGTGAAAATTGTTTTCTTTTGCTATATTGTATGGAGGGTCAGTTAAGACTAACTTTACTGACCCCGTAGGTATTTCTGCTAATTTTTCTAAACAGTCACCATGTAAAAGTAAATAAGAGTTTTTAACTAACTCCATCTGCCTCCTCGATGATTAACTCTTCTATATATTGATCAATCGATTTTACACCGTCTCGACTAAGTTGAATATACAAAGAAGGAAGTTTAATCAAAGCATCCATTCCACGTAAATCAATATCTGCTAATTTTAATTTTCCTAATAACCAGCGATACTTTTCTGAATCACTAAGCTGAATATGGTTCATATTGTACAGACCTCACAAATATAACAGTTTTTAAAAATTTAAGTAATTCTTTGATAGTACAAAACTCATTAAGATCAATTTCTCCGTAAGTTTCTCCTAATGAAAATTCTATTTTATTATCTTCTGGTATATGTTGTACATCAAAAATCTCGATAGAATGAAACGTGTAATAAATATAAGAACCATTTTTATTTTTATTTTTACTATTTGCAACTTTTATTTTGAAATTTAAATCATCTACTATAGTATCGATCTTTTTTTGCTGCTTTTTATTCATTATCTAATCCTCTCAAAAAATACTTTTTCACTCATAAAATCATGTATCCCATCTCCGAACATTCTAATTACTACATTATATCTAGAATCTTCGATACCTAATGTATAGCTGATAAATGGGTGCTTTTCTGCATGATCAACTGCATCTAATTTACTTCGTCTAATTCTTTTTGTTACTTTGGTTGGTGTTTCTTCTGCAAGTACAATCTTTTGGTTTAATAGTCGGTGGTAATCGTAAAGAATGCTAACTTTATATTTCTTTTCGCAACATGTTTTGTCGTGAAATAAAATATACTCTTCGTTATCACTGGTACTGAATATAACATACTTTTGATCAATTACATCTAGACCAACTAAAATTTTTCCTTCTAAAACATTAAAATTCATATAAATTTGTCTCGAATGGTTTATATACAAAAATTGGTTTTTCCATTTTTTTCATCCAACGAATCATATGATCAGTTCCTTTGCTACTTCCGTCCCATATTGCTATGAGCACATCTGCATAATTGCCCATACGAACGTTTCTTTTTATACCCGCTAACTTTCCTTCTTGCGCCCAAAACGCAGGAAATTCAGCAACTTTAATTTTTTGTGTTTTTGCCCATTGCAATCCTAATGTGTCAACACCCGAAGCCATACCACACACAACTTCTGTAATGTTAAAATTAGATAAAACTATCGCAGTTTCAATATGTTTCATCTCTGTGATTGACCTTGAACCCGCGATAATAGTTTTCATTTAGTATTTCTTTCCGTTGACTGAATCACGAGCTTCTTTTTTATGATCTGCTCGATTTTTATTGTATTCCATTTTTTCTACTAATGCTCTACCTAAATCTAAATTGTATGCACCAGCAAGATCACATAATCTAATCATTGCATCCGCTAATTCACACTCAGTTCCCAATAAATGAGGTAAATGTGAATCCATTAAATCTTTACGATCTGCTTCTAGTGCCTCCGACAATTCGCTATGAATCAATGCAATTTTATTTGAAAATGCATATGGATTGTTTTGAATTGGATTTCCGTTTTTGTCTGTCCACCAATTTGCATCAAAAGATTCTTTATGACACGCAAAAACCAACAATCTTACTGCTTCTTTTAATTCTTCATTTAACATATTTTTCCTCTAACGTTGAACTTTCAATACTACTAAATATAAACACAATAACCATGAAGGATATGCATGAACTATATTATTAATCTCTTTAAAACAGTTGTAAAAAATATTTTTACTGGAATGGACAACATTACTTACGACCCTGCTAGAGTTGTCGGCTATGGTACAGGTATAGTTGGTGTATTGTCATTTGCTGCTGACAGTATCGTTCATTTGGTACAAAAAGGAGCATTAGATGCTTCTTCTTTTGGTATAGAATTCGCTGCTTTGAGTGCTGGTCTTACTGGTATTGCTGCTGGTGTCGCAATCAAATCAAATGCTGAACCAACACCAACAGCAACTGTTACCACAACAATTAGTCAGTAAGTTAAATTTTGTTCGTTAATAATTTTATCCACCATAACTCTTAAATTTGGTGTGTATTTGAATGTGATCTTGTTTAACTTACCAAATTCAGGAGTAACATCTTCATCTAGCAGCAATCCAGCAGAATGGTATTTGCTGATTAATCCTCTTACTACCTGCTTAAATTGAACGATAGTAATTGATGTAATTGTCGTTGATGTTATTTGGTTACGCAAACGAAATAGCTCAATTAAAAGTTGCTTTGCTGCACTATATTCTAATTCAATTAAATCCATATCTGGATTAGATTCTTTGTATTCCATTCACTTTCCTTTTTAAAAAACAAAATCGAGAACTAGATGTTATTCTAGTTCTCGATTTTTGTCAATCTATTTTTACATCTAAATGATAACACTTTGAATAATATAAGTACCTTTGTTGTGGTTCTTATTATTATATGAAATCAATGTTTCATCGAATGGATATTCTGGCTCGTCGTCTACTATCTGTAGATCGATTTTAACCCCATCAATCTCACCTAATTTATCATAAACTAAAAACACATTTTGGCTACTTCTTCCAGATAAATTTAATGCTCTTTCGGAATAAGCATTTGAGCCTGGCAGTCCCGAAGAACGAGCATATAAATCAGATACAAGTGCATGATGAATATGTCCACAAATTACGTATTGAATTGAAATTCCATGTGCTGCAAATCGTGCTTTAATTTTTTCTACTTCTGGTTCTGGATTACGTGCTAACCCTTTATGAAGGTTTCCATGTACCATTAAGATGTTATTGCCATTGATATTTACAACGCATTCTATTGGATTATCCATCGGAATAAAATTAACACCTTTACTTCCCTTGAATAGGTAAGTTAGCATGTTATGAATTGCTGCGTCATAAGAATCACCCGCCAAGAAATCAGTGTGGTGAATATGTTCTCCGACACGAGATTCATTACCAACAACCGAAGCTACCGTTACATTAAAATCCTCATTTAAATCAAAAATAACTTGCTGGAGGATATCCACCGCTAAAAACAATGCACGAGTACGATTTGTAGCTGCATTGGTAATTTCATCTAAACGGCGATCCGAGTTCAATAAATCTCCAGTCAATAACAATGCAACATTCTTCATACCATGCGCTTTAAAATGAACCTTGGCTTTTCTAATCAATTTATGAAGACGTTTTGACGCAACATTAAAGTTATATTTGTTGTTCTCCAATTCGATTAATTCATTAAAATGAACGTCACTCAATTGAACAATACCAACTGGTGCTTTTGATTTAACACTAGCAGTATGCTCTTTTGTTTTAAGATGAAAATCATTTTCTTGAAGGATAGATTTCATTTCATCGTGCATAACCGAAATCATTGTATCAACTCGGCTAAACTCTCTGAATGATTTACGCTCAATGCGTTGGGTGTCTTGTAACTGTTGGGCTTTTTTTGCTAATCGAATGTTGGTTTCGATAATTTCTGCATCTTTTTCTTTATTTGCTGGTGAATATTCTTCTTCCACCAACCTTAAAATACTTTCGTATTTTGGATTTATTAAAATCCGAGTAATTGTACTTGGAGCTACAGAAAACAAATCTGCAATTTCTACTCGTTTTAAATTTGAAACATGAAACAGTTTGAATATTTTAATTAATTGTTCTTCTGTGAAGTTACAGTTTGCCGCCATCTATTATTCCTGTAGTCAGTAAGTATTACTTTTATTTAGTTTAGTAAATACCAATTTGGCTTTAATTCCAGAATAGGTATGCTCTTTTATTATTTCTGCTATTTCCTGCTTTGTTAAACCTGCCATTACTGCATCGTTAATATCTTTCCAAACAAACGATTTAGGAAACAACACAACTTTTTTTCCTAAATCAATTGCTTGTTCGATTCTGCGTTTAATATCTTTGTTCATGTACTGATTATCGAATATGTATATGTCAGCATTCACTTTTAGAAGATTAGAGTCAGCAGAAGCTAAACAGTTATCGATAAAAAGACTGTCGATGGGACCTTCGCAACAATAAACTTCTTTGCTTCTATTAATCCTATCTAAACCAAATGTTTTCTCTACGTCTTCTGATTTTTTTACTGTAACATATCGAATAAAAGCGTCCTTTTCTAATGCCCTCCCTTGTAACATTGTTATTTGACCATACTCGTCATAAAAAGGAATAATCAAACGCTGATCGTCAGGAATTTTTTCTGCATATTCTTCATTAATAAACTGCCCTACTAACTTTCGCATGTTAATTGTGAAGTATAAATGCTTATGAAATTCTTCTGGGATCATACGTTTATTTACATACTCTTTACAAAGGTGTCCTTCAGGGAGCATGGGTATAGGAATTGCATATGGTACTTGAGATTCTTTTATTTTTTCTGCACGTACAACAGGAACCTCTTCTTTGATTTCTTTTTTTGTATATGGTTTTCTTCCGTGTTTGTCGATAAAACATTCAAGGTAAAACTCCGAATACATACTTTGGTTATGCTCTTTTAAAAAGTTACCAAACGTTCCTGAAGCATTGCAGTTGTGGCATAAATAGCAAAATCTTTCTGTCCCGCTTTTATAATTTTTATAAAAATAAAAGCGGGTCTTTTTACCTTTTTTTCCGTCTCCACAAAAAGGACATCTGCATACAGCAACATTACTACGAATCCACCTAAACTTTTCCAATGAACTAGCAATGTACTGTATGTATTTCTTATCAATCAGGGTGGACATTTATTCCTCTATGCTAATACGGTCATATCATCCTTAAGTGCATAAACGATAGACTCGTCAAAATACTGCTCAAATTCTGCGTGGCGTTGACTAATAACGAATAAATTAGTATCTTCACCTAATCCATTCCACATTGTCATAAATTCTTCTACACCACTTGCAGATAAATTTTCTAAAATTTCATCAAGAATTAAGATATTAACATCAACACTTGCTTTTGATTTAGCTATATTACGCCATGCAATCAAATTAGCTAAATCAAGCCTACGCCGTTGACCTGTAGAAAGATCATCAATAGTTTGATTCTTTCTATTTGGTGATCGCATACTTAAATTAGCATCGCTATCTAAATCAATGTTCAGATATAAATTTAACTTATCCAACGTAGCATTCATATCTTCTACCAAGAAAGGAATGTATTGTTCAACGATAATTGCCTTAGCACCATCGTCTGCTAATATTTTTAACATATGGCTATGTTTTAATTCATTTTTCTTGTGTTCTTGTAGCTCGTCGTCTTTTTGTTTAATCTGAGTTATGAGAGAATTAATTTCTTTCTGTTCAGCTTCAATCAAAGAGTCTTCGTTTGCATCAATTGTTTTCGCTTTTAATGCTTCAATTCTATTATTGGCAGCAGATAAACGTCCTTCTAACTGAGCCTGTGTGACACGCAAATCATTAATTTTTTTCTTAACTTCATTGTTAGCCACTACAATTTTTTCTTGTGCTTCTAAGTCTTTAGTTAATTTTTCCATAGGAGCAGAAAAATTATTAATCGATTCTTCTGCTGCATTTTTAATTGAACTTTTATGATCTTCCGTAACTCCCTGCTTACATGTAGGACAATCATGAAGCGAAGTAATGTTATTCATGTTTGTTTTAAGTTGTTCAATCTTAAACTTAAACTTATCCAACATAGATTTAATTTCGGAATACTTAGTTTCTGCTCCAGCAACAATTGACTCATTTAACGTTGTCATCTTGGCGTTTAACATAGAAAGCATTTTTGTTACGTCTGTTTGCTCTTTTACGAAGCCAGCTAATTCATCTCCTGACTCAGCAAGTCGCGCTTTCTTTTTATCTTCTAGAATCTTAAGAGTACGTTTTCTAGCGTCTAATTTACTTTCTAACGTACCGCCTTCATAAAAAGTTTGATCTATTAATTTTTTAACGACTTTGATTCGTTCTTTTGCTTTATTCGACATATCAGAAATAATAGTCAAATCAAGCATGTTTTCGATAAAAGTTCTACGTTCAGCAGCAGAGAATTCAGTAAATGGAACAAAACGACTAACCCCTAAAGCAATAGTTGTAAAGAAAGCTTTTTCATCAAATCCAATTACCGATTCTAGGTAAGCTTGCGGGTCTTTTACACTAGCTTCATTATCTTTACGAACACCGTCTTGATATATTTCAAAAATTGCTGGTTTCTGTCCACGTTTTACTGTCCAAACACTACCTTTAGTTTCAAAATCAAGTTCAACCACGGAATCTTTGTTTGATCTTGTATTAATTAAACCTCCTATCTTTGCTCCCTTCTGATAATTCTTACCAAAAAGGGCATAGAACGGAGCAAAGATAGACATGGTACTTTTCCCTGCCCCATTGTCCAAAGAGGCTATAAGGGTCGATTTATTGGCTTGGTAATCGATTTCCATTCCTGCATTACCAATGCTCCGAAAATTCTTAGCTCTACATTTCAAAAAATTAAATTTAGCCATTAGTTACTTCCTTATAAATATCGGCAGCTAATTCTTTTAGCCCTTGTTTATCGATATCATTATCTTGCTTGTCGATATAATCACTTATGGCAGAAATTGTATTTAAAGCCAACGTTTTTTCGCTGATAACTACCTTTTCAATTTTTTGTTCTGATACATCGATGATCGAGAATGACAAAAAAGAAGCTTCGTTAAGCAATTTAGTAAAATTCTTATAGTGTTTTTCGTTGTCTTTTTTGCTGACTAATACTTTAACTATATTTCCACTGTAAGGTTCAAACGTACTTTCGTCATACTTAACTTCTGGGTCATATCCAATCACAGAAAATAAAGTAAGAAAATCAGGATTAGGCACGAAATTTAATGCGTCACTGTCTGTATCTAGGACATAAAATCCTCGTGGCGTTCGATCTGAGTAATCACCCCAATTTAGGATATAAGGAGCACCTGTAATTGTTAAGTTTTTATGTTCTGATGGAATATGAAAATGACCAGAAATGACACGTGTGAATGATTTAAACGTCTCAAGATCAACCCCATGTTCGCATAAATGCCCTTTCATCATTGGCATACCAATAACGTCTAAATGGGCGACCAGATAATCTACATTTCCATTAGTAGAGACAATAGATGCAAGTGAATCCAGTAAATTATCTTTTATGTCTTTGCTTAAATATGGCAGCAAAGCAACTTTTTTATCACCAAATTTTAATAAAATAGGCTTTTCTTTAGCAATATTTATTTTTAACGAATTTGATTTAATCGAATGCAACAAATCAACAGACGAAATTGTATTAACGTCTCGATAAAATAAATCATGATTTCCTGCGGGAACCGATAAAGATTTAATTCCATTTGAATGTAATTTTTCTGGAAGCCAATTCAGCACCATATCCATGACATTTAATGGCATATATTTTCTAATATCAAAAAAGTCACCTGTTTGGATGATATCTTCGATACCATTTTCTTTACAGTATGGTAAAAAATAATCAGCTAACCATGATTTTTGAAAATCAAGAAAGTCTTTATCACCATTTTTAAACCCAAAATGCATATCACCTACAATGGCGATTTTTGTCATACCGCAATCCCTTCAAATAATATAAACTCCTCTGTTTCTTGAAGTTCTTCTTCAAATAAATCAAACATAAAAGTATTAGACTTTTTAGTAGGCTTCTTAATTTTTTGTTTTTTCTTGGCTTCTTTATCTGCTTCGTACTCCAATGCTTTGTTCATAAACTCATTACCAAGAATACTAACGGAAGTACCACCTTCTTCTGAATCATCCGATTCAATTATTTCGTCTCCAAATGCTTCATTTCCACCTAACAATCCGTAGGAGATATATTTAAGATATTGTTGTTCCTTTTCGTACTCAATACGATTGTTAAATGATTGAATAGAGATGAAGTTAATGTAGGTAAAAGCAGAATTTTTACCTTTCATATTTTTCTTTTGGGGATTAAAATTATGTATGTACTTGACATTATTCAGCAGTGCGTCTGATTTCATTTCGTCAAGGTAACTATAACCGATGTAGTTGTGGCGTTTTCCTATAGCGTCAATGATTTTGATAATACATTCACCGACAAATTTAGGTAGTGTTGGGGTAGGAAGCCCCAATAATTTTTGTTCTTTATATTCTACCGACCATTTTCCCAGTACTTCTGTTAATTTATCGTCATCTACATAATGACGTGATTTATCTTCTTCTGGTAATAATGTTTCTTTTTCTGTTACTGATTTTTGTGTATCTTGCGTAAAAGCAATATTTTCTAATTCATCCAACTCTACTAGTTCAGCCATTTATTCCTTTAATATTTGAAGTCATTCACCATTTTAACATCTAATTTGTCCGTTGTCAAATCTTCTTTTAAATTTCTCATTCCTTTTCCTGCCCAAAGATCAGCTAACTCATTTTTTTGATGTTTATTATGTCCTTTTACCCATTTTACATCTGTATTACCATGTGTATCTAATAACTCAAAAAGTGGAATCCATAATTCCTGATTTGCTACGTCTTCATACCCTCTATTTTCCCAACCACGTCTCCATTCGTTAATACCTTTTACACAGTATTGACTGTCGGATAAAATCTCAATTTTCCAATCTTTTTGTTTATGGAATGTCTTTAAAATATAAATTATTCCAGTTAATTCTGCTTTGTTATTACTTGATTGTGCTGGTAAATGACCATATCGAACATAATTTTTGCCATTCATAAAAAAACATGCAGACCACCCACCAACACATATAACTTTACCATTGTTTAAACAAGAACCATCTGTAGCACACTCTAATATCATTTTACACGCCTTACCTCAAAACCAAATTTATCAGTTATTACAAAGTAATTTATTTTAAAAAATTTGTAATGCCATAACAAATAATTTTGTCGTTTTTGTTCGACATGAACAAAAAATGTAAATAACCAAATCAATGGGTAAAGACCTATTATTTTTAAAATTTCCGAAGGTTTATATTTCATTTTAGGCACAATCAAAAAGATATTGAATACGATTCCATTCATTGTGTAATTCAGTTCCTGACATGTATGGGTTTTTTACTGGTAACTCAGGCTCAATTGAATGTCCATATGAATCATTTAGAAATTCAGATGTTTCTTTTAATGCAAGTGCAAATTCACCGTCTTTGTGTTTGTTTAATTCGCTTCTTAAATCTTCTTTACTCATAGACTTAATTTTAGCAAATACACTGTCTAACGCTTCTCGTATTGTTAGTGACATAATTACCCCTTTTGATTAATAGATGTAATTCTAACACAACAAAAACAAAAAATCCACCCTTTCGGATGGATTTTATATTCTACAGATTTGGAACTAAGTCATATAGATTTGTATAGTTTATTTGTGTATATACACCCGGCGATTGCTTTATATATAGACCGTTATTTGTTGGAGTTGGGTCTTGATACACTCTGACAATTAAACTTTGGTCTATATTCAAATCATCTGCAATCATTAGTTCATACGTTTGAATATCAATTATTTTTTGTACGTACCTAAACGTAGTCAACTCTTTTATTATTCCAGCAAGAGACTTTATTGTTCCGTTTGCTGTAACAATTGTTGTATTAGCGTCACCGTTAATAAATGAGTTTAATTGAGCATTCAGTGCGGTAAATTGTGAAATCAGAGCAGCATATTGTGCATCTAAATTTAAATTAAGCTCTGTTTGCATTATTCTTTTTCCTTTTCTTTAGGAGGGTCAATTGCAACACCTAATGCCACACTGCCTAATAGATTTACAATAAATCGACTCATATATGCATTGACTAAATCCAATATTGGGAAAACACTAAACCCCGACATTAAAAGAATTCCATCATGAAAATTATGAAGGCTATCTGGTATCAAAGAACCTACTACTTGACCAACGAAAAATGATAAAAGAACACAAACACCAAACGATATAAAAGAGAATTGTTTTGTTCCTTTATACGATTGATATAATGCTTGAGAAGCACCCCCAAAGCTCGCTAAAACACCTGCTGCGAATAAATCAGAGAATCTATCTATAAATGATGGTAATGCCGACATTGTTAGCCCTTTGTTTGAATTGTTGTGGGATTTTTATTTTGGACTAGATAACCAATCATAAAAACAGATAATAAAGATTGGAAGAAAATCGATCCGAAGCAGAAGTGAGAAAGTAAGTGAGGAAGATCGGTATTAAAAATAACGATATCCATACAAATATTTAGAGCAGATAGCAAACCTATACATGTTGCTATTACCTCCTCTTTATTTGTTAAATTAGAGCGGTGAAGTATTAAGCAGTTGTATGTTTTGTATAGTACAAATAAAGACAAGAAGATAGAAACGATGTTCAGAAAATGCATTCTTTTTCCCCATTAAAAATTTAAATGCGCGTTATATAGTTATTTAAGGTCGCTTAAATAATAGATATATACGCATTTAAAACAAGGGCTTAAAATGACCACATCAACTGACGCAGCTTTTATTTCTAATGATTTTAATGACATAATGAATTCACTCAAATTATTCATGTCTACACAGACTGAATTTTTGGATATGAATTTTGCTGGTAGTGCCATTACTGAGTTGTTGAGGGTTCTTGCTTTCAATGCTCAAAATCAATCGTTCCAAAACAACTTTATGTTCAACGAATTAATGTTGGACTCAGCACAGCTACGTAACAACGTAGCTTCTCTTGCATCTAGTATGGGATACATTCCTAGCTCACCTCAAGCAGCTAAATTAACTGTCAATATAGTGGTGACACCACCATTAGCAAATCAAGCACCTTCTAGTTTGCTTCTTCCGATATCTACTCAGTTCTATACGTCGAATAACGGACAATCATTTAATTTTTCTCCTGCGACTAACTATACAGCACAATTAATAAATGGAGTTTATACGTTCAACAACGTGGTATTACTACAGGGTACTTGGGCGGTTAATGCATTCACAGTGGATACTCAATATGGAAATGATAGCTATATTATTCCAAATAGTCAGATAGATACAACTACATTGCAAGTCAATGTACGTTCTTCTTTGACATCTGCAAATCAAGTCGTTTATAACCAATTTAAAAGCGCATATGACTTAGGACCGACTGCATTACTGTATTTCTTAAGAGAGACACAGAATGGTTTGTATGGGTTTAAATTTGGGGATGGAAAATTTGCGAATCAACTTTCATATGGAAACGTAATCACCGCTAGATATTTAGTAACTGATGGTGCTAGTGGTAACAATCTCTCTAACGTAGCCCCTTCTACTTCAATTGGAGGCTACTACAACATTGTTATCAATCAAGTAGACCCTCTTAGCTATGGTGGCGCAGATCAAGAAGATATCGAGTCAATTAGAACGTTAGCTCCCATTGCGTTTGCAACCGCAAATAGTGGTGTCACTGCTGCTGATTATGTTGGTCTAGTAAGTAATTTATTTCCTGCCGCTGGAAACACAATTGCATGGGGAGGACAAGATAATAATCCACCTAAACAAGGTTACACATTTATTGCAGTTGAGCCTGTTGGTGGTGGTGTTTTAACACCTTCACAAAAGGCAGATTTAGTGTCTATTCTTCAAAAATATAACATTGGGTCAATAACACCAATCATTGTTGACCCAATTTATTGCTACATTAATTTAACAACCACTATAAATTATCTTCCCTCACAATTAGCAATTACAACAGACGCTTTAAAACAAAAAATTAGCGATTATTGCGGAATATATAGTCAACAAAATATGGCTAAGTTTAACGGTAGCATGAATATGTCTGTCTTATCACAATTTATTAATGCTATTGACCCTGCAATTGACGGTAATTATACAACTGCTTCGTATGAATTGCGATTTGTTCCTAATTTAAATTCAGCAAGCTCATATTTACTTGAATTTAATCATGCTATTAGTGCAGGTACAGTTCGTTTAGATGGATTTACTGTTACTGATCTAAATAATGCAGGTATGACTTACTATGTAGCAGACGATTCTGAAGGCTCTTTATCCCTATTTAAAACAGATGGGACAGTTATTACCACAATGGTATCTAACTTAGGAACCGTAAATTACAACACAGGTGAAATTAGTATTTCTGGATTTAGACCGAATGCATTACTTAGTAATGGATATGTTCGAGTTCAAGGTAGTTTGCTCATTGGTGATCAATCGATTAAGGCAATAAATAATTGCATTTTGTTGATCAATGACGTGAATGTTACCTTATCACCAGTAGCTAATGGATAAGGATAAAAATGAGTAATCCAAGTTATAGAATACAAGACCAATTACCCCAAAGATATATCGAAGATTACCCTACTTTTATTATATTTCTTAAAAAGTACTACGATTGGTTATATGCAAGCAATCTAACAGAAGCGGAGGTAGCTGCTCTGCAAAGAGATACCTCTTGGATTGCCACTGATATTAACAAATATATCGAAACAGGTCAAAGCAAATACATACAGGGAAGTGATGTTGACACTGCAATTACCGAATTAAATTCAATTCCAAAACCAGGTAGAGCATCTGATCTTTTACCAAATGCAATAACATTAAATGTAACCAATGACGGTTTTAGTGCTGCAAATAATGCTGAGTTTATCGACACAAATAATGCTCAATTGAGTATGTTAAACATCGATGCAGATATTATTCGCAGAAAATTTTTAAATTTAGGATTTGAAATGATAGAGGTCGGTGAATATTCATTGACCCCGATAGATCAAGTACTAATGCTATCTTTACTAAAACAACTCTATGCAATCAAAGGAACAGCACAATCAATAGATTTGTTTTTTAATTTGTTTTTTGGTATTCCAGTTCAACACGTTTTTCCTAAATTAAATATTGGTGTTTTAGACGATCACTGTGTTTTAGACGGTACTGATGTTTTGCGTGACGACAATTATTATGATGAATTTACTTATGCATTAACTATTGCAACTCCAATCACAAATAAAATTTTAGATATATTCAACAACATATATATGAAAACAACTCACCCAAGCGGTTTTAGAGTTTTCTTATCTTATGTTCCACCTACAGCTTCTACCACTTATTTGACTACTGAAACTGGTATTCAATTTGTGACTGAGACTGGAATTCCATTTATACAAGGATAAAATGAGTACACAAACCTTTTCTGGATTACCTGTTGGTAATCCTCTTTCAGGCAACGAAATAATACCGATGGTACAGGGTGGCATTAATACACAAACTACTCCAGCAGCTTTAAAAGCATTTGTTGGAGCAGGTGGAAAATCAGTCAATCTAAAAATTACTGTCCCAGTTTCATCTTTAACTGCTACCGTTATAGCAGATTCTGTTGTAGTAGAGACTGCAATCGGTGGTTTGACTACTACTCTTTATAACATAAATGCAACCACAAATCTCTCTGTGACTGGTGTATCGGGTATGGATACAGGTACTGTTCCTACATTTGGATTTGTTGCTTTGTATTTGATTTATAATCCAAGTACAAACACAATTGCAACACTCGCTCAGGACGTTTCATCTAGTTCCGCTGGTTCTGTGTATGGAGGTGCTAACATGCCAAGTGGATTTACATATTCTGCTTTGGTAAGCGTATGGCCAATCCAATCAAGTAAATTCGGTGTTGGTAATCAGAACAACAGTGATATTTCAATACCAGCGACACTTGCAGTTAGCACAGCGACTTCACAAGCTTCCTACACACCAATTGGAATCTCAGGTACGGTTCCTAAAAATGCAAAAACAATTAGTGGCACGATTTCTATTACAGCAAGTTCTTCTGGTAATTTAAATGCACACTTATCAGGTGATTATAACGGTACTGGCGATTTTTATTTGAGTGAAAATCCATCTACTCAATCAACAGAATCTTTTAGAGGTCTTCCGTTAATAACTCAACAGACTGCATTCTATATAGCCACAGCCTCTACTGGACTGACTAATTTCAGCATTTATATTAATGGGTACACTATATGACCACTGTTTATGTTCAATTTTCTGACTCCTCAAATACTACGGTAATATCCGTTTTTGGTTGTCCTCAAGACCCAACTGCATATCCAAATCAGGGTGAAATCGATAGTGCCGATCCGCGATATCAATCATTCATGAATCCTATTACAACCGTTTCAGGTCAAATGGCAATTAACGAAGCTGCAATACAGGAATACATGAATAAAGTTGTTGCTGTACGTGGATATTCCAGCACAGACTCTGCATGTAAATATGCATCTTCTATCCCGTTTGTTGCACCTGCTAATGCAACTCCACTTCAATATGAAATTGCTGCACTACAAGAGAAGTTTAGACTTGAAGGCAATGCAGTTCAAGAATGGGTTTCATTGACATGGGCGACTGCATATATCTACATAAATCAAGTCACCGAGGGACAAAAACCTATGCCAACCAAAGAAGAAGCGGTTGCATTAGTACCTCCATTCACATGGCCAGACTAAATACAAAATTAATCTAACCTCAAGGGAACCATATGGTTCCCTTTTATTTTGCTAAATAATAGATAGAAACTCTAAATTCGCGGATAAAAGAAACGGATAAAATATGGCAGAAATTAGCAATCCATTTGTAGCAAAGAAAGGTCTTGTTGTACAAGGTAATGCGACAATAAATGGAACAACAACCTCTACAGGAAATGTAACTGCGCCTTCATTTATAGGCGCATTAACAGGTACTGCGACCAATTCAAATCAGCTAGGAGGCATTGTTGCTGCTAATTATGCGGTATTAAATTCTCCTGCTTTTATAGGGACTCCTTTAGCTCCTACCGCTGCACTCAACACTAACACAACACAAATCGCATCTACTGCGTTTGTTATGTCACAAATTGCTAGTTTAGTTGCGTCAGCCCCTGCAACATTAAACACATTAAATGAGATTGCAACTGCATTAGGAGATGACCCAAATTTTGCAGCTACAATGACAACCAATTTGTCATTGAAAGCTCCTTTATTGTCACCTACATTTACAGGTGTTCCGTTAGCTCCTACAGCAGCAGTCAATACCAACACAACACAAATAGCAACAACCGCTTTTGTATTGGGTCAGGCAGCTACTATTAGTCCTCTTGTAAATGGAACTGCTGCTGTTGGTACTAGCACTTTGTATGCGAGACAAGATCACGTTCATCCTACAGATACAACAGGAGCAAGAAACTCAATATCCTTAACGGGAGGTGGTGGTTCGTATAATGCTTCTACTGGTGTAATTACATTGACCGCTAATGTAACCTCAGTTCAAGGTCATACAGGTGTTGTTGTATTAAATAATTCGGATATAGTTGGTGCTTTAGGCTTCACTCCATATAACGCAACTAATCCTAATTCTTATATCACATTACCTCAAGCATTAGCTGGTATTTCTGTTGTAGGAGGTGGTTCTTATAATTCTAGTACAGGTGTAATTACTGTCACTGGTGTTGTATCTCAAGTAGCAGGTAGAACAGGTTCAGTTGTATTAACTCAAGCTGATATCGGTGGTTTAACCGCTAGTAGTTCCCCTACGTTTGCGACTGTAACTGCATCGTTAAATGGTAACGCAAACACCGCAACATTAGCAACAAATGTTGCTGGGGGTTTAGGTGGTTCTATTCCTTATCAAACAGCAGCAAATACTACTGCGATGTTAGCTGCTGGTACTGGTGTTCTAGTTGGTGGTGCTACCCCTTCTTACACTACAACTCCTACATTGACTGGTACTAACTTCACTGGAATTCCTAATTCTGGTCTTTTAAATTCATCTGTAACAATCGGTACTACTGCTATTGCATTAGGTAGTTCTGCAACAACTATTACAGGATTAAATTCTGTTACTGCAACCACATTTAACGGTACATTAAACGGCACATCAACAATAACAAATAATATTTCTGGCGGTACTGCTGGTGCATTGGTATATCAATCTGGTGTAAGTACAACGACCACATTAGCGGCTGGTATTAACGGTCAAGTATTAACAATGAATGGGTCAGTTCCTTCATGGACTACTTATGTTGGTTTAACTAATCCAATGACTGCGGCTGGTGATTTAATTTATGGTGCTTCTGGTGGTGTGGCAACGAGATTACCTACAGGTACTGGAGTTTTGATAGGCGGTGCTACACCTTCCTACACCACAACTCCAACATTGACTGGTACTAATTTCAGTGGAATTCCTTATTCAGCGATGACAGGAACTGTACCTACGTGGAATCAAAGCACAACAGGTAATGCAGCAACTGCGACCAACGCAACTCAATTAGGAGGTGTTGCTGCTAGTGGTTATGCATTATTAAGTGGAGCTACATTCACTGGTGCTGTCACATTAGCATCTGGTTCATATGCACCAGCATTATTGAGTTCAGTAAATAATACTGTTACCGCAGCAGGTACTACTCAAGCAACTGCTACAGTTTTAACTGCTGACTATGTAACGGTAACAACTTCAACCGCAGGTTCAGGTGTTATGGTTGCTCCTGCTAATGGTGGTAGAAATGCGACGATATCAAACATATCATCTAATCCAATTAATGTTTATCCAAACACAGGTCATTCATTTGATCAGTTAGCAGTCAATATACCCATTTCTTTGCCCGTTGGTGGATTAATTGAATTATTCGGACAATCAACAAGTCGTTGGAATACTACATTAAATGCTGCAATTAACGGTAATATGGTTATAGGTGCAGTTGGAACAGCGAATGCATTAACTACCGCTAATAGCTATACCGTAGCTAACTTAACCGCTACCTCAACCGTTACTGCTTCAACTTTATCAGGAACTTATTTTTATAATCCTAATGCTGCTGCCAATGTCGGTAGTAGTGGTAACTTTGGACTAAACCTAGTCACAAATAATGCAGTTCATGGGACTTTGGATACGTCTGGTAATTTATCTATTACAGGTGCTTTAACCACAAATATAGCTGGTATAGGTCTTATCATTAATGGTAGTGCAGCAACTTCAAATAAGATTCAATTTTTAGAAAGCGGAACTAGTCGTGGATATATTCAATCGACAGCGACAACTCCTTTTTCTGTAGTAAATGCGGGTAATAGCGCAAATTTACTATCCATAGATACGTCTGGTAATGGTACTTTTATTGGAGGTGTTAGTACGGCTGCTTCTACTGGTTTATCTGTCACCTATACTGGAACAGATAGTGCAGTTAAATTAAATAATACCACTGCAACAACAGGAACTAGTTGGTTATTAACATCTCAAGCTGCTGGTACATTTGCTTTGTATAATCAGACTAGTGGGATATCTGCATTAACTGTTGATAAAACAGGAAATATAACTTCACCAAACGTAATAACTGCAACGAATGGTTTTAATTCGGGAATGTCGGGTCAAGCGGTGATTAACGTTGCCACGGCGAATGCTTTTGGTGGTGCTAACTATGCTGGTGTAATGTATTTTAAAAATACATGTTCAGGTGCAACCAATCCAAATAAATATTTCCGTATCAATCCAACTGGCGGTTGGGAAATAATTAATAGCGTCTACAACTCTGTTATTCAACAAACGGATGATGCTGGTAACTTTAATACTTACGCAGGAACAATTAGTACAAATGCGAATATTACCGTAGGTGGTGGTCGAGTTTCATTTCCTACTAACGGATACATACAGTCTAATGACGGTAATTGGGGTATGGTTTTTAGACCTTCCTTGGCAGGAACAAATGCTGACTACTTATTCGCAGATATTAACGGAAGTTATCTAGCATCAATTACCGCTGCTGGTGTCTTCTCTGCGGGAACCATTACATCCAACGGCAATATTAATATGGCGGGAACATTTTATGATAGTCAAAATACTGGCTACTATGTAAAACCGTCGAGTACAACTAACTTGAACACGCTGTCCGTTCAGGGTAATGCTAATGTTGTAGGAAATATTAGTGTTAATGGTGTGATTTCAAATAGCATACAAAATTTAGGACAATTTGAAGCAATTGCTGGTTCTGGTTCAACATGGTATTCGGCGGGATTGAGAAATGATGGCTCGTCTGTATATTTTCTTTCATCTGCTGCTCAAACCACACAGGCTGCCGCACAGACAGCTTCGTTTAATTCGTTTAGACCGTTAAGTTGGAATTTAGCTAATGGTGCGGTAAGTATTGACGGAGGTGCGGCTGGAACTGGTTTTGGAGGCAACGTAACTATGCCATCATTTACTATTTCTTCTGATATTCGGTTAAAAACAGATATAGAAGAATTAGGTGAAACAGGTACATTATTAGACGATACAAAAGTCTATGAATATACCAAAAATGGTCGTCGTCAATATGGAGTGATCGCGCAAGAAGCGCAGGACGTTGTGCCGATCATGGTACATGAAGGGGATGATGGAATGCTTGGGGTTGAGATGATGGGTTATGTGCCATTATTGATCGCTGAAATAAAAGCGTTACGTGCTCGTGTAGCTGCATTGGAGGGTGTATGAGTTTAAGTACACCTTGGACTTCTGCACAGTTAGCTTCTGAATTTTCTTTAGGAGCTACTTGGACTTCTGCACAAGCGGCTTCTGCGATGAAATTTGGAGCTACTTGGACTTCAACTGATGCTGCTAACGCTAACGCTTATACACCAACGCTTCATACCTTTACCTCATCTGGTAGCTTTACCGTTCCTACTGGAATGACGTCGATAAATTTGCTAGTTGTAGCTGGCGGGTCAAATGGCGGGTCAAATGTTGCGGGTCAATTCGGCTCTCACGGAGGCGGTGGTGGGGCGGGTAAGGTGGTAAATCAGACTTTGGCAGTAACACCAGGCAACGTGTTGACAATTACCGTTGGTGGCGCAGGGGCAACAAGCAGCGTATCGGGCGCATCAGGTGGAACAGTTACAGCGGCAGTCTCAAGCACAGGTGGAACGGCAGGTCACGCAGGTAACTCGTCGGCTGGCGCTGGCGCTGGCGGTAATGGCGGAACAAGCGGAAATGGCTATGCTGGAGGTACTGGCGACATTTTGGGTAATACAGGCTACGGTGGTGGTGGTGGTGGTGCTGGTGGAGTTGGTGGAAGTAACGGAGATCCTACTGGCGGAGCTGGCTTAACTATCAACTTAGGTGGAACCAACTTTACGGTTGGTGTCGGGGGATCTGGTAGCGTTACAGGAACAGTCACGGCAAATACAGGTAATGGCGGAAATAGCGGCAGTGGTGGCGCAAGCGGAATTGTCGCCTTCTATGGTTAGTAAATTTTATTATAAATACAACGGTATAGCTGGTTCAGGATTTGTTGAATTTTATGGATAATTGATTGTAATTTTCATTTAGATGTGATATTATTCAATTTCCTTGATGTACTGGACTAAATAATTACTCTAGTACATAAATGAATTTAAATTAACCCATTTTGAAAGACTTTAATGACTCAACCACAAACAAAACAAACTTTAACTATCAACGTTGATATCGATCAAGCAAATGTAATTTTAGGTGCATTGAGTAAGTTGCCATATGAAACAGTTGTTTCAACAATCAATTCAATTCATCTTCAGGCACAAGCTCAATTGCAAGTACCTGCAACCGAAGCTTCTGCACCTGTTGAAGAAACAGACGCAACACCACCAGAAGCAGCCGCATAAGTAGGAAGTCGGACAGAAATAAGTTACCCGATTTACTTATCTGAAAAGGAAGAACTCACAAGGTTCTTCCTTTTTTGTTTTGCTAAATAGGTATATAGCCTATAAACTCAACAAAATAACAGATTAAGGAATAACATGGCACTAGATACAAATTTAAACGTTTCACCGTATTTTTCTGATTATACCTCTAAATCTGGATATAACTCAATTTTGTTTGGCGCAGGTAGAACAATTCAAACACGTGAATTAAACAATCTTCAAGCACAACTACAAAATCAGATTGAGCAATTCGGACGTAATATTTTTCAAGAAGGTGCATTAGTAATTCCTGGTGGGATAACAGTTTCTACTAGCCAACCTTATGCGACTTTTTCTTTTAGTTCTGGTTCTAATTATGCGTCAATCGCAAATATTCCTAACCTGTATATCAAATCGAATACTACAGGATTAATCGCGGCTGTATCAGATTTAACTAATGCAACTAATTCAAATCCAGCGACAATGTTCACTGACATTACCAATTCTGGTACTGGACAGCAAAATACATTCGTCAACGGAGAAGCATGTACTATTTTTACCTATAACTCAGATGGAAGTGTGAATAATGTTGCGTTAGTAAATATTATTGGCACTGGTCTTGGTTCGTTTGCATCCGTTCAAAGCGGAGTGTATTTTATTCGCGGTAATTTCGTATATACTCCAGATCAAACTTATGTAATTAATCCATACGCAACTAATATCTCTGCTCGAATTGGTTTTAATGTTACAGAATCAATAGTCACCGCAGCACAAGATGCAAGTTTATATTCAAACGCAAACGGCTATCCAAATGTCAATTCTCGTGGCGCAGATCGTCTACAAGTAACATTGACATTAACTGCAATTGGATTGACCGACACTAATTTAAATTTTGTTGAATTAGCTCGTCTAGAAAACGGTGTATTGCAATCGACTGTTGCAGCTTCCCAGTATTCTCTAATTCAGGATTCAATTGCACAAAGAACATTCGAGACAAACGGAAACTACACAGTAGTTCCTTTTGGGTTGGCGATTAATGAAAGCCTCAATACAGGCACAAATGGTGGTATTTACACTGCGGCTCAAGGTGGTACAGAATCTCAATTCGTTGCTTCTGTAAAACCTGGCATTGCTTATGTTTCTGGATATCGCGTTGATAATATTGGTATCGATAATATTTCAATCAATAAAGCACGTAGCACTGCATTTTTGGATAATGCAGTCGCGTCTTCTGACTATGGCCCATACTTTTTAGCAAACAATACTTTATCGTTACCTGATATTAATATTACTAACGAAATTCAATTGTTAGATAATACAGCAACTATGGTTGGATATTGCCGTATTCGTGCTGTTCGATATGTAAATTCTCAATATCGTTTCTATGTATTTGACATTAATTTTAATGTAGGAAAATCTGTTTCTAACGTTACTTCATTAAAGTATAGCGATTCAAGCAATCTGTTCAGTGCCACATTGGTTTCATCTGTTTTATATAACTCCAATTTAGATTCTTTGGTATTTCCTTTGCCCGTTTCTTCTGTGCAGACATTGGAAGTACAAGGACAAGCAAACACTAGCTATACCGTAATGCGTTCATTTAATTTAATGACAAACGCTGCTGGTGTTGCAAGTGCATCTGTTGGTGTTAATGAAGTGTTTGCTCCTGTTGACCCATCTGTTTATTTTATTGTAGCAACAGGTGCTACTAATAATGGAACTGTGTTTAACAGCAATTCGATTACTTTAGGCGGTACAATAGTCGGTACTTCGCTGACCATTAATTTAGGTGCTACTTACGCTTCAACATCGATCAAATTGTTAGCTCCAGTAATTAAATCTGCTCCTACAATGCGTAGTAAAACATTGGTCACAGTCACAAATGAATTGGTAAATTTCCCTGCAACTACCACACAAAAACTAGCCAATGCTGATGTCTATAAAATTATCTCTATAGTCGATACAACTACTGGTCAAGATGTGACTTCTTTATTCACATTAGATAACGGTATGCGTCCTAGTTATTATCAAGTAGGTGCATTGAATACAGTAGGTTCCCAATTAATTATTAGGACTTTACATGTTACATACCAATACTTCAGTCACACTGCGGGAGATTATTTCTGTGTTGATTCCTATCAAGGAATTAATCGCACTAACATGCCTACATATAATGGTTATAATTTGGCTGATTGTATCGATTTTAGACCAACTAAAGACTCTAACGGAAACTTAACTAATTTGACTGTAAATGGTGAGATTGTTAAACCAGCAGATACAATCAGAGCTAATATTACTTATTATTTGCCTCGTAACGATTTGATTTGTGTGGATGAAACTGGTAAGTTTTTTGACGTAACTGGTATTTCAAGTTTAAGTCCAACATATCCAGCAGTACCCGCTAATTCAATGGCATTATATCAGTTAGAAATACCTGCATATACTTCATATGCTTCTGATATTACAGTACACCAATTATCTAACACTGTTTATACAATGAAAGATATTGGCGCATTGGATACTCGTATTGGTAATTTGGAATACTACACTTCATTATCTTTATTGGAATCAAAAGCAGCAAACACACAAATAACTGACCCTACCACTGGTCTTCCCGCATTTAAAAATGGTATTGCAGTAGATGGTTTTAATAGCTATGCATTATGTGATTTGTTGAATCCTCAATTTTCTGCTTCTTTGGATTTAAATGCCAACACATTGAATGCGTCATTCACACAAAATGGGGTTAATTTTACTCCTGCATCCTTAACTGGAACGCAAGTAGGAAAAGACGTTTTTGTGAATACATTCACAGAAAATAGTTTAGTCATTCAGCCTTTAGCTACTACAACTATTAATATCAATCCATATTCGCTGTTTAACTGGGTTGGTACTGTAAGTTTATCTCCAAACCAAGATTTTTGGAATGACGTTTATTTTAATCCACCTGTTGTTGTCAACAATGTGATTAATCTAGAAGGTCCTAATATTAATAGCTTGGTATGGACAGGATGGTGGAAAACAACTCACCAAGCAAATCCAGTAGGAAATCATGCAGATTGGTCTAGATTGCAGTATGAAAATGATCTGGTTCAAACATCAACTAAGGTAAATACAAGTCCTACACAGACTACAACAACACAGTCTATCACGACAAGTATAATTCCTTATATGCGTTCAATTAACGTTGCGTTTAATTGTGTTGGATTTAGACCATTCACGCAAATTTACCCGTTCTTTGATTCAGTTGCAATTACTCCATATTGCTACCCAACAGGCGGTGCTTATGGTCAAGCAATCATTACCGATGCACATGGTCAAGCTTCTGGTATATTTACAATTCCATGTACTTCTACTGTTAATTTTACTACGGGAACTTCTGTTTTTAGATTCTCAGATAGTCCAACTAATAGTACAGATGAAAATGTAATTACAACATGGGGTTCAACAACATTTGAATCAGGTTCAACTGCAACAGCAATTAATACTTTAACGACAAATACTGTAACACTAACCACTACAACCACGTCAAAAATCGTTCAATCGACTTACATTGACCCAGTTGCTAACACATTCATCATTCCTAACGGAGGTGATGCATTTGTTTCTAGCGTTGATATTTTCTTTGCTACGAAAGCATTGAGTATTCCAGTTACAGTACAAGTAAGGACTGTTGAGACAGGTCTGCCAACAAATATTATTGTTGCACAAACTACTCTAAATCCTTCTTCTGTTAATGTCTCCAATGATGGTTCAGTTGGTACTAGATTTGAGTTTGCTGACCCAGTTTATATGCAAGCAGGTGTGCAGTATGCAATTGTTGTTATTTCAAATACAACTGAATATAACATTTATATTGCTACTGTAGGTGAGGCGGTTATTGGTGCTCAATATGCACTTTCTAGCCAAGCTAACGTAGGTGTGTTTTTAACGTCTTCAAACGGTTCTACTTGGAACCCAGACCAAACCTCACAAATGAAGTTTAATGTCAACCAAGCGTTGTTTAACACTAGCCAAACGTCAATCCTGTTTAATTGTACTGCTCCTGTTGCTGTTCCTGTTTCATTTAATGCTTTATCTACTGTTTCAGGTAGCCCAGTAATTACATGTCAAATGAAAAATCATGGTTTGATTTCTGGTGATACTGCAACAATTTCTGGTGCTATTGCGGGAAATAATATTTCTTCTGCTGATTTGAATAAGACAGTAACTGTTATTTCATCTACTTTAAACTCATTCACTTTTAATGCAAGTACAAATGCAAACTTGACTGGTTCATTAGGTGGTTCAGGAATAATGGTTCAAGCTAATTATCCATTTGCTTTGTTTAACGCAAATGTAAACGCTTATGCTCCTCCAAATACAAGTATTACTTGGTCATATCAATATAAAGCACAACAAAACAGAGCATTATCTGGATTTACTGTGTTTGATATTAATAATGACGTGTACTTACCAAATCAAGCGGTAATTACACAAGCAGGTGATTTGCAATTGTTAGCAACATTTAACACCAGCAAAGCAACCATGTCACCTTGTATTGATGTATCAGGATTAGGGGTAATTGCGATAGCACCTCAAATCGATAGAGTTCAACAAGTGTTTAACTATGTCAGTGTTCCTATTTTGTTTAATAATCCTTGTACTTCGGCTACGTTTTATATAAGTGCAAGTCTTCCTAATCTGTCAAATATGCAGTTTTATATTAAGCCTATTGACAATACTAACGAAGATTTAACAAATGTTGCATGGATTCCTTTAAATCCTACAACTCCTATAGCGAACAGTTTGAATTTCGTTGAATACAAATATCTGTATCAGGGTAACTTTGTTGGGTACAAAGTAATGATTTCATTTACAGGCGATCCAACAATGCTTCCTATATGTAATGAGTTTAGAAGCATAGCTCTTGCATAAAGTAAGCTAAATATATAGAGGAACGGCTAAAATCGTTCCTCTATTTTCTATAGGAAAACATCGATGATCAAAGTTAAAAATGAAGTTGACCTCGCAAGAGACTCAATTGGTGTCATTCATAATGTAAATAAAAACGCATTCGATGAATATATAACTAAAAGAAACGAAAAACTAAAACTAGACACAAGAATCAATAAAATTGAGGCAGAAATGTCCGATATTAAACAATCTTTGTCTGAGATTATTAGATTACTGCGAGGATAATTATGGTACGCAACCAAAGTAGAGCAGATTTAAGACAGGATATACTTAGGACTTTAGGCGAACCTTATATTAAAGTAAATCTATCACAAGAACACTTAGATCAAGCCATAAATACCGCACTAAAGTATTTTTGGAAAACAAGCCCTTATGGTTCATTTGAATCATATTACCTATACACAGTAACTGCACAAGATGTTACTAATGGCTGGCTACCAGTGCCAAACTGGATTGATTCTGTAACTGAAATTATATATCAAGGTTATGGAATGAACAGTGATTTTATGACGGTTGAATATCAAATGGGTAGAGCTATTGGCTTATCTATGATGAATCAATTTAACTCAGTAAGTTTAACTGACTATGTGACCATGAAAGAGCGGCTGTATGATATGCAGCAAATTCTTTCTCAACCAAACAATTTTACTTATGTTCGATATCAACGTAGATTAATCCCTACTTTCGATTTTGTTGAAGGTCAGGTAATTGCTATGCGGTGTCATGAAAATGTTGACCCAGAGGCTTCTAGTGACAATGGCAACCCAAATGCTCCTCCTTCTTTAGATTTATGGGATGATGAAATCTTAAAAGCATTAGCAGTTGCGTTTGCTAAACAGATATGGGGCGGTATTTTGCGTAAGTTTGGAAATGTTGTTTTGCCCGGCGGTGTTTCTCTTAGCGGGGATAATCTACACCAAGAAGGCACACAAGAAATTAAAGAAATAACAGATAAAATGCTTCTTGGAAATCCGATAGATTTTTTCATGGCATAAAAGGAAAAATAAATGGCTATTAATATAATGTCCGATTTCAGAAATAAAAACGAACAAAATCTTGTTTCGGATTTAATCAAAGAAGCCATTGAACAGCGTGGTACAGATATACATTATATTTTAAGAACTCAGCTAAACACCGATTATATTTTAGGTGAATCTAGTATGTCTGACTTCACTGATTTTTTCTTAATGCCTATGTATTTGGAGAGCATGGAGCATTACGACAACTCAGGTATGGTATGGGACGGTTTTGGGCGTAATAACATGGATGCAGCAACTTTTGAAGTATCCACCATAACATT